TCAAACCTCATGATTCATTGGTGGAATGTCCAATGTCGGAGAGATTTTCACTTTTCGATCATACGTCACTACCTGATGCTCTGTTTTATGACCGCTGAATAACTGCTTCTCTTTGCTGCGACCTTCATAATCTGAGATGGCCTTCGCTTTGATGTCATGGAACGTTCCGGGGATCGGGCGACCTAGCTTCAACCCTGCTTCTTTCTTCGCGTTGTTCCACCATGTATTAAAAGTCTTCTTGTTCATGCGACCACCAGAGGGTGAGGGCAGAACATAGCCCCTGGCTGACTGGTGGAAAAAGTGTTGTCGTGCCAGTTCAATAGCGGCCCGTAACCGAGGGGGCCACTGTTTGATCTGCTTCTTACCAGTTTAGTTTTGTTCAATGAAAATACCATCTGCGCGAAGGTCAGGGATCTGGAGATCAAACACATCACCTTCACGCGCCGCGCACAGATATGAAATCTCCATGGCTGGTGCCACCGCTGGCAAGTTGCTGCGGGAGCTGAGCGATGAGGGTGTGATCATCCGCACCCGAAACAGCGTGCAGTTCGTCTACACGGCTGCGCCCGATGCAGACATTCCAGACGTTATCTTGCCCTGCATGATCCTGAAAAGTGACCCGGCGAGAATCATGGCAGCTGAACAGAAAGCGAAGGCGCTGGCTGATAAGGGGTTATGGCGCCGTGCAGCTGGTGTTTATACCGACATGTTCAGCATCGCCTGCAGCTCAGTTGAAGTGGCACGTATAGCCAAACGCCGCAATGAATGCCTGCGCAGGGCGAGGAGAGCATGAATATGGCCAGCAATAAACTTGCCGTCAGTGCGATTTTTTAGCTATCATCATTGTTAGCTCTTTAGCGTATGGACGGTTTTTGCGTCTAGTCGGGCGGTTAGCCAGACTCTAACTTATTGAGCACTTTTATGATTGCGATAAACACTTCATCGCATCATAAAGTGTTATGATGCGATGAAGTGTTTATCGCGGCTTCTAGTAAAGGGCTTTCAGGGGGCGGAACTAAACAACGTTCTGTCACCCTGAATTATACATAATAGATGAAGATAGAGATCCCATATCAGGACATTGGTATTAACAGAATTCAGCTGGCATTTACTGCGCTGAGAAGTCCGCTCAAATATAAAGTCTATAAAATTCCCAAGCGTAGCTCCGGGGTCAGAGTTATTGCACAGCCAACCCCTGAATTGAAGGATCTTCAACGCAAGCTTGTTGAATTTCTAAGAACTCAACTCACACTTCATTCCTCCGCCACCGCTTATGAGCCCGGTAAAGGCATCAGGGAAAACGCACAACAGCATGTCAATAATCGCTATCTGTTAAAGATGGATCTTTCAAATTTTTTTAACAGTATAACGCCTGAAATGTTTAAAAATGCGCTTTTATATGATTTGGTGGAAATAGATGAAAATACTTTAAAGTTGTTGATTAGTATATTCTTTTGGTGCCCAAGTAAGAAACTTTCCGGGAAGCTCGTTTTGAGTGTCGGGGCTCCGTCATCACCGTTTATTTCCAATTATGTGATGAAAAAATTTGACCAATTGGTGTCGGAAAAATGCCATCAGGCGGGTATAACATACACCCGGTATGCGGATGATATGACCTTTTCAACTCAGCATGAGAACGTGCTTTTCACGCTGAAAGAACAAGTTGCCACTTTGATTATGCAGTCCGGATATGAAAATATCACTATCAATGAAAGCAAAACTGTATTTTCATCGAAAGCGCATAATCGTCATGTAACCGGCATAACACTGACAAATGACAATAATCTGTCAGTAGGCCGAAAAAATAAACGCTATGCCTCATCACTGATCTTCAGATTTAAACTAGGAGAACTCAGTGTCGATGAAACAGTGACGTTGAAAGGCTTGCTTGCACATTATTTCCATATTGAGCCAAAGTTTAAATTGTCGATGCAAAAAAAATACGGAAATGAAGTTATTAGCAATATCGTAAAATATCAGGAGTCGATAAATGAATCGGACGATCAAAAAAATAAAAATGGGTGCTGATCATGATAATTCAATCAAAGATCAGTATAAGCTTTTCAAATATTATAAAGAGGGAATGTTTGTTGAAATCGACCCTGCTGAATCTTTACGTTATCGTCAAATGTGTCTCAATAATCTCAAAGAGGCACATTTCCGTTTAAAAAGAATAAAACTCGTAAACTATAAGGGTTTTAACGAACTATCGATAAACCTTGATAACGATATTATCCTCATCGCCGCCAATAATGGCTATGGTAAAACAGGGGTTTTAGAGGCGCTCTATCTTTCTCTTTCATGGTTTTATCGGCTGGTTTATGGTTCTAACCAAGGTTGGAAATTCGGTGATAAATACATCAGTCGCCAAGTAAATAATGCCACGATGCTAGTTAATCTAGAAGTGTCGCTGGGTAATAATAAAAAATCCTCAGCCTATCAGATCAGCATCGCCCGTACACTTGGTGCTTCCTCGGTAAAAAGTGACTACGCTGAATTTAAAGAGCTGGCTGAAATGTATTTGGAATTTCAGGATAGTGGCATTGTGGCGCCGATGTTTGCATATTATTCGGTAGAGCGCGGTAAGAACTACCCCGACGGTGGGTTCACGTCTGCGCTCGAAAGCGGCTCCGTCAAGTTGTTAGATAAGCTCTATCCGGATTCATCACTCACGACTTCTTCTCATATTTTCCCTAACTTTATAAAGTGGGCTGCCGAGATAAAAATAAAAAAAAGCGTATCTGGCGAAGATGAACTGAATGAAAAAATAAAAAGTCTCAATGAATTCATCACCCATGTCGATAATTCTGATCTGGCTGATGAAATAAAGAATACACTGATTAGCCAGAAAAAGAAGGAAATTGATTTCATTTTTGAAAGCCAATCGCCGAATAAATCGAACAATCTTGACCAAATGGAAAAGATTGTGGATATAGTTTTCGCATTGGGATGCGATGTCATCGATGATATTACATCATTCCAGTTAAAATATGATGATAAGCTTGAAGCATTAGATCTTGTATGTGTAAAACGAGGTTGCGAATTAAGCGCCTCCTATCTCTCACATGGCGAGAAAACGACGCTTTCACTGATATTCGATATTGCCCTGAAACTGATCTACACCTATGGCACCGAAGACCCGTTCAATGGCCAGGGAATCGTATTTATTGATGAGGTCGAGTTACATCTCCATCCTTCATGGCAGCAGTCTCTGCTTAAAAAACTTAAAAATGCCTTCCCTAATATCAAAATTATTGCTACCACCCATAGCCCTAACATCCTTAATACTGTTGAAGAGCAGGCAATAAGAAAAATTAAATTTGTGGATAATCGGTTTTATATTGAGATCCCCGACTTTTCATATGGTGCCGAGTCTTCTCAGGTACAAAATGATATCCAGGATGTTGCGGCGCGGCCCGATGTGGAGCCTGTACAAAATCTTGCACGTTTCCGCGAGTTGATGAAGAAGAATCAGTACGACTCACCAGAAGCGCAGGTGTTGCTGAAGAAAATTCTTGATTGGGGTGATGCTCATGACCCGGATGTTACTAAACTAAAAATTGATTTGGAACTCAGAATAAAGCGTAACGCCAAAAAAAATTTTAAGGTGCAGAAATGAGAGGCTTCAGGAAACAGCGGCCGAATAATGATATTCTCGACGCTTATTTGGCGGTGCAAGGAAATGAGAATAATGGTTGGAAGGGGGAATTCTATATGACCTTGACTTCTACCGACCGGGACAGCCTGAAAAAAGAGATAATTGCCGATCAAGCCGGTATATGTGCCTATTGTGAAAAAGCTCTTAGAGATGAAGGTGACAACAAACCGCTGGGATTTAAAGTTGAACACTTTATTCCTGAAAACAGCAAAATCATTAAAAAGTTGAAAGAGGCCGGCGAGCCTGTACCCGCCATTAATTACTCTCTGTTGTGGACCAATTTATTCGGTTGCTGCTTTGGTGGAGAGCATCCACGCTCGGCAAGTTATGTTAAGTCCTTGGCAGATAGGTCTAATCTGAGCTGTGATGTGATCAAATCCGATAATAATTGGTCTGCATTAATACTCGACCCTTCTAAGGATACTCCTGAGGATGGAACTTGGTATGAATTCGATGAAGAAGGCGTTATGTATGTCTCACCTGATTGCCCGACCCAGTATGTGGTTAAGGCCCGGCAATCCATTGAAATGTTGAATCTAAACTGTGCCAGGCTAATCCGTTTGCGGTTAGCTGCACTGCAGTCGTTGAGTGAAGTTCATGATGACGAAGGCATCGCGGCATTACTCAGCAAGAATGATGCTGGCATTTACGGTGAATTTATCTCGCTGAGAAAATGGTATCTGGCTTAAGCTCATGCGCTCTCTTAGGGCGCAACCCCTTCAGCCGCAATCTGGTGCATTTATGCCGCTGATTCAATCAACCACGTTCAAACCGTCTCCCGCTTATTTCAGCATAAAGAAAGCGACGTCTGATCATGGCACAAAGTGGACGTTTTGCTAGAGGCTCAGGCAGATTTTGTTCAAAGCTAATGGTTGATTAATCCCTCGTCTTTATCAATTTCGGAAGACGTTTTCGTCCTTAAATCGTTGCAAAACAATAGCAATGGGTTTATAAAATAACTGTATAAATATACAGTGATTCAGCAAGGAGGGAAAAATGAAAGTTGAGTTAACCATTGATCGGACTAAAAAACTTCCAGACGGTGCACTCCCGGCGCTTCAACGAGAATTATCCCAACGATTACAAAATGAGTTTGAAGATTGCTTGGTAACCATTCGGCGCGCAGGTATGGATGGGTTGAGTGTTTACGGTGGGGAAAAGGAAGTTAAAAAGAAAATTGAAGAAATCCTCCAGCAGACCTGGGAAAGCGCTGACGACTGGTTTTATTAATACAGCATTCAATGACTTTTCCAGGCTGAAGGGGGGGACTGGTGAAACAAAAAGAAGAATTACCAAAAAAGGGATATGCGGTCATTAGGTGTCACGATGGGGTTATCGTTGCACGGCTGCAATCATTTCCTGAATGTGAGCGAGCGCTGATGTACAGGCGTGGCGATGAAGTATCCTTCATGCTGCTCCAGCGAGATGAGATAGTAGGCACACCAACACTCTTTACACAGATGCTGGAAAGGGCAGGATATCGCTCAGTTCAAACTTCAGTAGCTAAATGATGATAGTTAACAATTAGTGTTAATAGTGCGCCAGATTAATTGCTGGCGCGTTAAAGATATTGCTCATTTATTACTGTTAAAAATATCATTGATAGCTTCGAAGTTCATTTGATTATTTATTTCAGGAAGAGACTTCTTGGCCTGTTCAGTTAACTCAATTTGAATGGCTTTGCTTTTATTTATATTTCTAATTTGGTTTTTGAATATGCTTGGGTACTTATTATTTAAATCAATAATTTGATTTTGATAAGACGAAACAATCTCCTCCAGTCTCTTCTTGTCATTCCTTTCCCAAGCAAGATCATCATGAAGGGAGTTTGCTAATGTCTCCGTGTTTTTATTTTTTTCAGATAATTCTCGCACCGTTATATTTAGGCTCGTGTTTGCGTCGCTTGTTTTCTTAAGAGTGTTTTCCAATTTATCACGTGTTTCTATTGCGGCATCCATTTGTGCTCTATATTTATTCTCTTCAATTTTACTTTCACTTAAGGATGATTTTAACTCAAGAATTTCCATCTCATAAGAATTAAGTTTATCAGTAAGTTTTTCGTTGTCATCCTTGATAGCGTCGATGTTCGCATCTATGTTTTTTTCTTCTCTTTTATCAGCGAGTTTTTTCTTGGCTTCAAGCTCAGCTATTGATTGCTGAAGCTGTGCAATTTTTATTTTTGATGATAAGGTCAATTCAATTGTATCTGAATTTGGCTTGTCTTGGATTCTTGTGACTAATTTATTTATTTGAGGCAGTAAAAAAGAAATTAATATTGAGGTGCAGATTGGGCCCAGCAAAAAAGAACCAATGTCATAACTTTCGTTTATACTAACAAGTCTTTTTTCAATAGTCCTGTCACTAAATATTAAAATAAGGATTGCTTGCCAATTAAATGCAACCCAGGAAAATACAAAGGCACCAAGAAAGGGACTTTTGATGCGCTCAAGTGAGGTTTGTCTAAATGCACTGAAAATATCTCTGATGAAATCTATCATGGCAATAATCCTTATTAAATGATGAGGTCAACTGTCAAATAAAACAATTTCTTTAATATTTAATTTGCGACGTAAGTGGCATTACATCTCGCTAGAACGTACATACTGCAAGTTAAGATATGCTATGCAATTCCTACCGAGAGATTTTAGTATTTTAAACGCCGTTTACGCCGTAGTACGATTTTCCCAACTATGGTAATATGAATCAACAGGCCTGAACAACCTATACCTGCTGCGCTACTGGAGAGATACCATGGCGTAAAAACCAATCAATAAAACCTTACCACTGACCCCATCCGGGGACAGCGATTTTTTATTGTCTGCAGCTTTACGGGGGCAGTCATGAAAAAGAGCTGGTTTACCCACAATAATCTGACTACAGACGAAGCTGAGGAGCTGGTTAAGCGCTATCGCGAAAAAGGCGTTCGCGTCGAGAAAACCCTCGATATGGATCCGCGATACTGGACCGTAAGCGCAGAACTGCCCCAGCAATAGTCCAACCCAAAAACAGCACAAAGTATGCGTTCCCGTGCGTGGGGTCACTCATGAAAATCTATAACGTAGTGCCGATAGGCAAGCCACGCATGACCCGCGCAGACAAGTGGAATAAAAGACCAGGAGTGCTTCGGTACCAGGCATTCTGCGATCACGTCTGTTTGCTTGGCGTTAAGCTGTCTGAGGTAAACTCCCACGTTACGTTCATCCTCCCCATGCCCAAGAGCAGGAGCAAGAAGAAACGCGCTGAAATGAACCGCAAGCCTCACCAAAGCAAGCCCGATAAGGACAATCTGGAAAAGGCGTTGCTGGATGCTCTATTCGAGGATGATGCCCATCTCTGGGATTTACGCGTAACGAAACTTTGGGGAGAAGTAGGGCAAATAATTATTCGGGAGATTAACTGATGCGAGCGTTATTGAAGCCAGTTATTGCCCGAGAACTTGGTGTGGTTCTGCTTAAGCCGGGCAGTGAGCTAATGAGCCTTTTCAGCGGTGGCAGGGTTCTGGTGGAACGCCAGCCTGAAAGCATGAAAAGCTACCCAGCTGGCCGGGTTCACGATGCTCTCCAGCCGTTGGCTTTCGAGCAGGATCTGGTCCCATTATTCCATTCGGAGAAAGTGATTAACGCAGCTGGTGGCCTGCCAAGTCTTGAGAACTGGTTACTCAGGAGTAGCTCGGTGCATTGCCAGAACGAACATAGCGATTATCACTATCACCAAATGACCGTCATACGACACGAACCAGGCGCGCTTCGGCTGTGCGGCTACTGTGACAACTTGTTGAGAGGGCAGTATACAGAAACGCTGGGAGAGTTGGCTCGTCAAAATCTTATCGACTGGATCCTGGACACTATCCGGTACACGCTTCTGCTGGACAAGACACGCCAGATCTCCCTCTCTGAGTTGTGCTGGTGGGCTGTCATCAAGGGCGTATTCGGAGAGCTGCCAGAGTCCGTCGCCCGTAAGGTCCTTCGATTATCTCAGGAGAAGATGAGTAATCGGGAAAGTGACATCGTCCCAAGTGTGCCGGCCACAAGCATTATCGCTGACAAAGTGGCTGAAATGCCGATCCCCAACACTTAGTTGTCACAGTTGTTGAACCTGAATCGCCGCTGAACTTCATGAAGCGCCCCAAGCGCATCCGCTGGGAGAACAGCAATTATCTTGCTTGGGTTAAAACTCAACCTTGCACCTGTTGTGGTCAGCAGGCTGATGACGCCCATCACTTAATCGGCTGGGGGCAGGGTGGTATGGCAACGAAAGCTCACGACATTTTTGTGATTCCGCTCTGCCGTATTCATTACACCGAACTACATAACAATCCGGTTGAATTTGAGCGCAAGAATGGCGGGTAACCAGTACTAATTATCATTTTTCTGGGCCGGACTTATGCGCTCGGCGTGCTGGCGTAAGGAGAAACAATGTGTGATATCTACGAAGTAATGGATCGTTGGGGAGCTTGGGCAGCAACTGACCGCGGTGTTGTTGACTGGCAACCTATTGCGGCAGGATTCGAAAAGCTTTTACCTCACGGTAAAAAATCTTTACTGCAGTGTGACGATGATGAAGGCATCTTGCTTGATGGTTATGTAACTCGTCAAAATGATCATTGCTCACTTTGTTATTGGCATCTCCTAACGTACTATTGCTAAAAAAGTAAACGTTTTGATGGCACTGTCAGGAAGGAACTCCAGTGTGCGCTAGGATTTATTGACGGGCTTATATACTTTATCAAGGAACAGATGGGATAAACTTTAAGAATATACCCACGATGCCTACGCAAGTAGGCATCCACGCAAAAGATAATAGGCAGTCTAAAACATTCCTGCAGAAAATTTCATTGTCATTCAACTTATCGATAACTTCCTGAAGGCTATTTTTTAGATCAGTAGTATCATCTTTAATGCGAACATTTAATTGTTTGAATAGTACTTCCTTAGAGTGTGAGATGCGCTCAAGTTGTTTTTTCTGAGATAATAACATCGCGGAGGAAATTACCCCTGTGATAATCACTCCTGAGAATGTTATTATCCACTCTGAGTTGCTAGTAAGTTTGAAGATAGCTAGTGATGCCGCTAGTGAGATAGGTATTGCTAAAGCTTTACTAGAAATGTCCGATATAATTTTAGATAGTTTTTCGGAATATTCTATTTCGGCATCAACAACTTCTTTTCTGGCTCTGTGAAAAGAAAATGCAGACATGTATGCAGCTAAATTATTTGAGTATAACTGACAGATGTCATGCCAGTTTTCAATTATGCCTGAGAAGGAGTTACTATTTCCTTCAACGTATTCAATGATTGTATTTCTGAATGTGTTAACTTTTTCAATGTAATGGATGTCTACGCTTGATTCTAGTGATACCAGCGATTTTATTAAATCCAAGTCAATAATTTTGTCATCAACAACATTTTCTGAAAAATTGGTTTCAATTACAATTGAGGTGGATTTAGATTCTGAATGCAGTACAAAAACAAGCCTGAAAAAGGTGCCTTTACTATCATGTTTGATATCATGAAAATGAGCTAGTTTGGAAAGGTTGAAAATGAGTTCACAAATGCTTTCTGTTTTTTGAATCCACTGAGGCTTTTGAGAGTCAATGGAATAATAATCATCTTCGACTATATAATAGAATTCGGGCATTACTCCTTTTTTTAAAGCATGAATCTTCACAAAATCACTTCGATCTATGTAAAAACGATTGGCACTACCTTGATTTACTTTGAATGTAAAGGAAAGCTTCCTTCCGTTTTCTGGGAAATCCCCTATTCCATAACATGGTAATCCATCAACTTCAAGATCATCTAAAGAACCGAATTGAGGGTTAATATTAAATAATTTTAAAAACAGTGATTTTGTTTGAGTGGTACAATCAAGGTATGCAGAGAATTTACCACCATCAAAATAAGGATGGTTTGATAATCTAAATAACTCAACAACTATAGCAAAATCATTCATTTTAATTAATCACCAGCACTTGGATTGTTTAATTCTTTTAATGCGGATCTAATCTTAGTAACTGCTTCAATTGGTAAATTATTGAAGGTTAAACTTGCATTTTCATCATTATAATATACTTTGGCGTCAGTAGTCGAGCCAAGTAAATCTTTATCGAAATTAAAGCTTAATGAGGGTGTTTTATAAATAACATTGCGGATTTTATCTAGGGAGGTTTTATTTATTACAAACTCAGAAGGAATTCGAACTTCTTCACTATTAAGATGCCTCATGAGTTTCTCTACTAATGGACCTCTTGTGCTCTCTTCCATTGCCGACATATGGTTGGTCGCCAACGCTTCGATATCAGAAAGTTTAGCTGAGTGTTTACTTTCAAATTGTTTTTCTAAGTATTTTATTACATCGTTTCTGAAAATGTCTGCATGCACTTTAAGTGCTGGCTCAGTTCTGCAAAAACGTCTGATTTCATCTGGGAGCTTTCTTGTCGCGCCAGCGGAAGCAATACCTTTATCACATCCTAAAGCGGCTATGAAGTAAGCTGCAGCTGATTGCCCGGTAGTTTTACTAATGAAGCTTAAATAACTAAGCTCTGTTTTTTTAACATCATCCGCCACTTGATATTCTTCATAATATCTAAAGTTGATTTTTGCCGCTTGGTTGATATTACCTAATTCTAAATGAATCATTTCTTCGGGTTCTAGGTTTTCACTTATAGTTACACCATTTGTTTTTTTTATCATTGTAACTAACAGATAACGAAAACCAGAAGTAATGTAGTCTGTAAAAACAACATAACCTCCAGATGCCCATGGTTGACTCATAGCTGCATGGTACATTTCTTTCATGACTTGCTTAGTTAAAGTTATAAAATCCTTTGACACAGAATCTTTTACTTGAGAATAGTCGTGGAAAAGACTAGGCACAGGCCCCTGTTTATTCTTTTCACTAATGAAAATCCCATAATGCGCGGAATTTCCTTTCGAACCATATAAATCTATAACTCCATCAACGAGTTTTTTCACTATGTCGTTCGTTTTATCGAGTTCGGTGTCACGTAAGTTGAATGGTTTTGAATGATCAAAATCCTTATTGGACTCTTTTATCAACTCATGCACTATGACGTGTCTAATTGCTATGCTGGTCATTTTTTGGACGCCCTGTCTGAAAGTCGTAATTTCTTCAAGAGATTAATAAAAAACTAACGCGTACGCAAAATCTACCTTAATGTGTTAAGAGTGTTTACTTTGTCACATCACTTAACCTAGACATCCGTCGATCTGAAGACGGATGTGACCTTTCCTGAGCTGCCAAATGGCAGCCTTTTTTATTTCCAAAACACGCACCCGCAATCAGTAAGGTGAGAGCATGTTTCGAATGGACAAAATACCCACTGGCATTTGCTACGGCGCCTCGGGAGGTAGTGCCATTTACTGGGTTAGAAGGCTACTCGACGGTTACACACCTGAGCAGTGGGCAGCCATAGGTGTGATCGGCAGTTTACTGTTCGGTTTGCTTACCTTTTTTACCAATCTCTATTTCCAAATCAAAGCGGATCACCGCAAAACTGCGCGAGGTGAATGAAGGGTGCCAAAGCTAAGTTAAGCGCTGCCGTGTTGGGCCTTGTTCTTGCCGGTGTTCCAGCATCGGTCATCCTCGATAAGTTTCTGAATGAGAAAGAGGGAAATACCACTACGACGTATTAGGATGGCAGTGGCATATGGACCATCTGCCGTGGCGCCACGCTGGTGGACGGTAAGCCAGTAGTGGAGGGCATGAAGCTGACGCAGGAGAAGTGCAATCAGGTGAACGCCATCGAGCGTGAGAGGGCGTTGGCCTGGGTAGAACGAAACATAAAGCCCCCCGTGACAGAACCGCAGAAAGCTGGCATCGCGTCCTTTTGTCCGTACAACATAGGCCCGGGTAAATGTTTTCCCTCAACGTTTTATAAACGCATCAATGCCGGTGACCGCAGGGAGGCATGTGATGCGATTCGCTGGTGGATTAGGGATGGAGGGCGTGATTGCAGGCTGACTAAAGGCCAGAAGAATGGCTGTTATGGGCAGGTCGAGCGGCGCGATCAGGAGAGTGCACTGGCGTGCTGGGGGCTGGACCAATGAAAATTAATCCGGGTCTTATCGGCATTGTCGTTATTGCTGGCCTGTCTATCGCTCTCGTTAAGAGTTGCTCAGATGCCAATAGCCTTCAGAGTGAAAACGACGTTCTGCGAATTGACAACTCTTTGCAGGGGCAGGTGCTCGCCACACAGGCTTTCAACTTTAATCGGTTCAATCAGGTGGCAAAACATGCCAACAGGCTTAACTTTCTGATCGACATTAGCACTGAAGAAACCGTAATCGAATAACGGAAGACACTCCGCCGTGAAAAAACTTGTGATATGCCTGTTTCTGTTGACATTGCTAGCGGGCTGCTCGAATACGCGTACCGTTTACTTTCCAACGCAATGCACGCAGATTCCGACGGACCTAACACAGCCGATGATCGTGCCGCTGCCGTCGACACAATGACATATTGTCAGACTATACTCTGGATTAAGCCGCTACTGGCCGTTATTGAGAAGGGAAACAATAACTTTGCATCACTCCGGGAAATTGAAAATTTAAGAAAAACCTCAATTAAATAAATATATAGGTTGGAATCCATGATCTTGAGTTTGTCTTTAAATGATAAACAGGAAATGGAAATTACAATATTTGTAAGTTTCTTGTTCAAATAATGAAAGCCTCGCCTTTAGAACGAGGCCTGTATATCAGTCAAAAGTGGCTGATTGGAAGAGGTTTTCGATTATGGCTGGGATTAAAGCTTCATCGTTATAATCATACTGTAAGGTTACTGGTTGCAGATTATAATTTTTTTTGCCGTCATAATTTATTGCAGAGTTCAAGATATTTACTTTGCCATTGGTTAAAAAATCAAGTGCGAGTTTATGTGCGTCATCGGCATGGAAATTGAGACGTACATAAACGCCATTTTGATGTGAAATAATAAATGTTTGGCTGCTAATAAATTCCTGCCAGAGTGATGGCATACGAACAATTAAATGACCATTATCATCTAACGTAGCGGATAACTCTCCACCAAAGTGGTTATTTTGGCAGTAAAAGCTAATTTCATTTTTCACGTTGTTTGTGAATGTGTTCATTTGTTCATGCAAGGTTTCAATCTTATGAAAGTATGCGAGATGGCTAGGGTTCATTTAAAGACCTCATTGATGTTTTGATCTATCCGTTTTTATATTTCATTAAAGATTAATGCTCAACCGTCTGACTGCTTATTCGCGATTTTCTATGTTAAAAATCAAATTCTACAAAAATTTCATAGTGCTCTAAGTGAAATGGCTTTTATTACATATGGGTATTATCATTGGGATGAATATGTGGAATGCATAAAGCAAATCATCTTAAGTCATATTTCCAATGGGTCCTCCCAGAGGGGACCCCTACCACGGGGCGGCGCGCTCGCGGGAAACGGCTAGTTTTTCGGATCCAAGGGCATCATCATCATGCAGGTAGGTCTTTGTTTTATCTGAGGACCATTTTTTTAAGATGTCGATTTGTTTAAAAAGCGTTCAACATGCTGGACCAGGAAATTGCTTCTCTTAAACTCAATATCAACCAGCTTGCTGCCATCACTGATGTACATCGCCAAACAGTAGCCGCCAGGCTTAAAAATATCGAACCTGCAGCGGGCAGTAATAGTAAACTCAAGCTTTACCTCATCACCAACATTTTGACCGAACTGATGATCCCAACGGTTTCTTCCAGCCTTGAAGACATGCAACCGTCCGACAGGCTGGCGAACTGGAAGGCAGAGAATGAACACCTTAAGTTCGAACAGGATACCGGGCAGTTGATACCCGCTGATGAAGTGGCGCGAGAATTTTCGCTAATGGCTAAAGCAGCCGTCATGGTGCTTGAAACCCTACCTGACATTCTTGAGCGCGACTGCGCGCTGCCACCAGCGGCGGTGTCGCGCGTCCAAGGTGTGATAGACGACTTACGTGATCAGATGGCTCAGAAAGTCCAGGACGCAGAACAAGAGGAGGCCGATACCGAGAAGGGGTGATGGCAAAGCGTGCATCGGCATGCGGTATTCGCCGGGATGTTTCCGGCATCCTTCGCGCGCCGCGTCGCATGGAGGTGCCGATGCGGTCAGCGCATATATGCGTGTGCCAATGGGAGCGGGAAACTCTGTACCGTGGGATCCCGATCTGGCGTCCTATGTAATTGAGCCGATGAACTGCCGGGCATCACGCCAATATGATGCCATGGTCTTTGTTGGCCCCGCGCGAACGGGTAAAACCATCGGGCCTATTGATGGCTGGATTGTTTATAACGTCGTTTGCGACCGGCAGACATGCTCGTTATTCAGGTTTCAGAAGAAAAGACGCGTGAACATTCGAAAAAGCGTCCGGACCGCACTTTTCGCTGCAGTCCTGAAGTTAAAACCCGATTAAGCCCAAGACGTAACGATAATAACATCTACGATCGTACATTCAGCGCCGGTAATTACCTGAAGCTGGGTTGGCCATCCGTCAATATCATGTCGCCCTCAGACTACAAAAGTGTGGCCCTAACGGATTACGACCGTTTTCCAGAGGATATCGACGGGGAGGGGGGGCTTTTTCACTGGCATCGAAGCGTACCACCACGTTCATGTCTTCAGGAATGACGCTGGTGGAAAATTCACCCAGAAGAGATATGCGCAATACAAATTGGAAGCGAACCACGCCTCAGGAAGCCCCCCCTACTACCGGAATTTTATCGTTATATAACCGTGGCGGCAGCTGTCGGCTTTACTGGCCATGTCCGCATTGTAGCGAGTACTTCCAACCGGAGATGGACAACATGACTGGGTATCGCGACAGCAGCGCCCCGGTATTGGCGAGCGAAGCGGCATTTATTAAGTGCCCCTCCTGTTCACGCAAGATTACAGAAAATGCTTAAAAGCGGGGTTAATGAAAAACAACTGAGTGACAGAGCAAACCCGGCTCGGTGTCCGGGTTCGTAGGTGATATCTTTAATCAGCCCAGCCTGATTTCGTGTTAATTGCTGACTCAGCCATGGTGTACTTCTGTACTGTGTCGTTTTTGAAGAGGATGGTCAGCTCTTTTTTGGTGCCATTGGTTCCGTTATGAAACAAGCCATAGAACGGAATGAATGTTGTACCGTTAACCTTTACCTTAGCAAATGAGTACTTCCAGATTTCATTGCCGCCGTCAGTATAAGACACCCCATCCGGGGATCCGAAGAAAGCCTTCACTTCAGCTTTGGTGGTTTTGCCTTCCTGAATTTTAGACTGGACGCTTGTTTCCGTTTCGTTCTTAAGCTGCTGGTTTCCTGAGGATGCGCATCCTGCGAGAGTTGCTGCTAACGCGGCGGCTAATACTATTTTTTTCATTTTATGTTTCCGTTGATTGCAATCAGAAACATCCTAACATATTGCATTGACTATAAAAAACCCGACGAGGTGGCCGGTTAATATTATCATTTATTCCTTTTATGCTTCTCCAGCGCGCTGCAAATCACCAAGGGTATCGATATCCCTGACAATTCCCTCATCCTCCAGCATCAGATCTGCCACTGCCCCCTGACGACGTGCAGCCTGCACAATAGACCTCGCACCAGCCTCGCCGCGTAACGCGCGCAAGGCGGCATAATACCGACGGCCAAAGCCCACCGGATGCCCCGGCTGATGACAGTAGTGCGGTACGACGACAGAGGTGTGCGTCAGGGCGTGGGCAACGGCCCTTAGCGTGTCGGGTTGGATAAAGGGCAAATCGGCCGGCAGGATCAGCCAGCCGGAGGCCTCCGGTGTAGCCATCACGCCCAGCGCAATTGACTCACCCATCCCGGCAGTTCCCCCCTCGGGCCTCACCAGATGCCATTCAAGCCGCGAGGCCGTAACGGCGGCCAGGGTATGGTCCAGCACCCTTTGCCCGTTAAGCCTCGCCTCCAGTTTATGGCTCAGCCCGCCGGAGGCCAGAAAGCGTTCGCCGCGCCCGGCCGCCAGCACAATCACCACCGGGGCGGCCAC